CGAACCGTTTTGCATCGAGGCCAATGGCGACAGGATTTTGAAACCTATCCCATTTCTGCTTAAGCGTGAGCGCAGTGTCAACAACATTCATCCCCTTAATGACTGTGTGATTAGTGCATGAATCCCACGCTTGATTGATTCCCGTGTAGTACATCTTTTCAGCCTTCTTGAGGTATTTCCCTAGGTAAAGGTTGTATCTGGCTGAACGTGGGTTAATCAATCGACATGCTTTACGCATATCTTGCTTCTCGAACTTTGTGAATGGTAAAAGTACAGCGTCCTTTCTAGATAGAGACTGCTTGTAAAGACTTGTTAGCGCATTGTCGTATGTACGCCATTTGGGGCCACGGTAACAATCACGAACTTGTGATAATGATAACCGGGTCGCATTTGGACGTGCGTAATCGACAACTAGCTCTCTAAAGACTTGTAAAGCTGCAGTATCGTAGGAGTCTCGCTGTACCTTTGGGGGGCGTAAATATGTGTCACCAACGGCACATAGGTAATATCTCTCTAACAATGCTCTCTCAACAGAACGTATATTGTTATTATAGACCCCCAAATGATGGTTTGGTCCCATACCAGAGATTGCGTGGTATGCTCTTACTTTGCTTGGCTGCCCGTTCGGCCTCACGACCAAACGGTGGGTCGGAGCGGCACCATTAACACTTTTATTGATAAATTCGAGGTGTTCTTTAGGCACCTTGTGTAATGTGTCACTCCCACGTTTCTGAACTGGGCGTCCTCAGCAGTCGTAACCGGGTTCTTCTTTCCCAAAGAACCACCGGACTAACCGACTACGTTGACACGCACGTGCTCTCCACGTGGGTACTTTGAAGTGTGTACTATCATTGAAGTAAGCTTCTTCCATGAAAGCAAGGTGCGCAGCACCATCAACTTCCCGCACGTTATACCCTCTTACCAGTTTTGCCAGTTCAGCACGAACAGTTGCTAGGTTCCCTGGAGCGTTACGATCCATACTTCCCATACCCAGCTTCATGCGTACTGCGACAACTGATGCAGCAACCAACTTTGGAACCAGTCGTACCTCTCGTTCCCCGGTGAAATCGTCGAGTGTTTTAAGTTCGGCACGGTTCACCACCGCCTCTACACCCGTTGTTGGTGTTGCGGTTTTTCCGTCTTCACTGTGTACAACACAGTGGTATGAACTCAACATCGCCTTTGAGATCTCTGTACGCACTACCTCGTGCGAATCCCAATCAGTGACAATATCGTCCATTCCCATGCACATCATGAATGAACGCACGGTCGTATCCCACCATGTGTACGAT